ACAAATCATATCACTCATATCCATACTCCTTCATAAAAGTTCTAGTCAACGGACCCTGCATCTTGTAAGCCTCAACTTCCCAAGGCTGCTTCTCATATGCAGTATTATCATAGTTGCGATATTTACCATCCTTGCACTTCCAGAGTTTCTTGTAACCACCTCGAAACTTATCTTTGATGCGACCTGTGGCACCCTGCCAAACATGAACCATCTCATGGATGATACACTCAATGAACTCTTCTTTATCAACAATGCGGCTCAAACGATGGTCAATCTCAATCACAAAGTCACGGTCATCATCACCCTGATAACAGAACCCTTGAGCACCATCCTCAAGAGTTTTAGTGAACTTCACATCAATATCCAAAGTGCGATGGCGAGGTAAAAGCATATCCATACACCACCAGACAATCTCATCTGCTAGTTCACGGTCTTTCTTTAGACCACCTGTTACTTCAATACCAATCATTTAAGCATTATCCGCAAATAATTCAATACCAGAAAATAGAGTGAATCCGTCAATGTTAGGGATTTTGACCATCACCTCAAGGTCAATACCAGCTTTGGTACGAACATTCTCAATACGACCTCTACCAAGAGGCGTATCAATGAAGTCGCCCTCGGCACCCCAAAGGTCTTCCATAAAGGTCTGAAGACCCTTGGGATTGAGTTCTGGTGTAATATTCATATCAACCTCGTTTGTTTGTTTTCTCACTATACACATTATCGCATATGGTGATGGTAATGTCAAGAAAAAAATCACACATTAAGTCATTGATTTATAAGGACTCTGAATCTTTTTTTAACCTCATTTATTGGTGATATCCAATCTTGAGGTGTTTTTTGTCTAAAAATAGACACTGATTCGTACCAAGGGCTGTGGTTCATATCGTGAGTGAACCATCTCCAATCAGCAGAGTAGTGCAGTAGAAGGTGTGTAGGAACCCCTAAAGCACCCCCTACATGCGTCATAGCTGTATCAGTGGACACTAGAAGGTCACATTGAGATAGTATGTCCACAGTGTCAGTAAAGTCCTGTATTCTATCACCGACACGCACCACACCATCAATATCATGTTCAGAATCCTTCTGTATGTTGATAAAGTTAATCTTGGGGTTGTCACATAGATTTTTGATTAGGTCAAGAGAGATACTTCGCCTTGAGTCTTTTTTGGTTGCCTCCCATGCAATTGCAACATTCATCCTGTCACTTGATAGGCCCCAATCCTTGTTGGATGTTTTTGCGAAGTACCCCTCTGCAAGTGGTATATCATCAAAGGTGGTTTCAATCAGTCTAGGAACACTCATCAATGGAACCCTATAATCAAGGTCAATCACATATTCGTTAATACTGTCTAACACATCTATATCATCAAAGGCATGGCTATTTCTAATCACTGGAGCGAGTGCGTCATAACACAAAAAAGTAACATCACCACTCAACCGTGATAGCTCTGGTAAATATCTACTGAACTGAATATTGTCACCAAATCCCTGCTCACTGTAAACCAATATGTTTTTACCCTGTGGATTCTGACCTTCCCACAACTCTATATCAGACAACCTATCTTTATTTACATCAAAGTTTTGACCAAGACGCCATGCACCACCCGATTGCAAATCAACACATTCAAAACCATTTTTGAAATCACGCAACTTGAGGAAGTGCATTCCAATATTGAGATTAACTCTAGAGCAGTCGTATCCTAGTTCTTTTGCTTTCTCATAGTGCAAAAGAGAATAATCAAACTGACCCATATCATGCAACACAACACCTAGATTGTAGTATGCCTTTGCGTGACTAGGATCAAGTTCAATTATTCTTTCATAGCAGATAGCAGAGTCAAAAAACTGTTCGCTTTGAAAAAGACTAAATGCGAGATGCTCTAAAAATTCAAGTTCAGACGTTTGCTCGTTGAGCATATTGTTCATATTTTGGACTCGCATCATCTTTAATCATAAAGTTATCGTCCCAATTGAAAGCTTCTTTAACCACAGCCGCAGACAGTCCCTTGTATACTTTATGGAGAGACTTATCCTTTGCAGCAATAATCACATCTGCTTCGTCTTTGTGAAGGCCTTCTAACATTTGAACAAACATCATTTCTCGTTTGTTTTTGGTTAATGCACCATTTCCACCTTCAACAAAATTATACAACTTTCTAGCTTCAGAAGCCAGAATGGTATGCTCTGTTCCCTCTGGTACATCATTCGGTTTAAATGGAACTGGACCCTCTGGCAATACCCAAATAATATTTGGGTCAAAAGATGACTTCACAACCATGCGAAGTGCGTCCGTATTGTTTTGTTTCAGAAATTCGATTTTCTGCTTCTTAGTTTTCAACTTTCCGACTTTTTGTAATATCTCGGAAAAGAGTGGTGTGTAAGCCATAATTAAAAATCTCCTATGTTTTCCATTAGATCATTCAATCTATTCTTTATAAAGTAATTTAGTAGTTTACTACGGTCACCTTCTGGGGCGTCTTGGTATGTGCGAATGCACTCAAGGTGCAACTCCTTTGGTGTCTCTTGCAAGTCAATCAGCTTTTTATTTCTCTGATAATTTCTCTTTAACTCATCATTCGGTAGAACCTGTTCACATAACGGACCAGCCCACTCTGAAATCTTTTTCTTGCTCAAGGGTCTTTGTCGTAACCCATCAACGAAAGTGTTATCTGGTGATAATACATTAGGAATACCATCGCTTGAATCACCTTTGAGTATGTGTTGATACAGATACTCCGTTGGGTCTTCTCCATTGATAAACTTCTTTGTGATAGGACTATACTGTTTTACATTTTTAAATCTATGTAGTTGAATGAAGTCTTTATCTCCAGATAGAATTAATGTCTTACCGTTGTCAAACTCTAACTCACCACACAGTGCAGCAATAATATCATCTGCCTCTGCACCATAAACTTCAAGAACCTTGTATGGAAAGTTTTCTCTTATCTCTGATTTGATGGCATTTAAACACTCAAAGATATCGTTCCAATCGTGACTAGATGTTTCTCTAGACTTTCTTCTTCCAGCTTTGTATTCTGGAAAGTATTCTCTTCTCCAATAATTTTTGGAGTCATAACATATGACAAGCTCACCAAACTCTTTGAAATAACTTTGACGATACATGCGAAGTGAGTTGAGTATCATGTGTCGCACTATACCTGTATCAACACTATCACGCTTGGTTATGTTTAAGTGCATCATTACGCTTGCCAGACTAATCTGGTTCATATCTACTAAAATCATTTTTTTACTTTCTTAGATTTTTTCTTAAAAAACTCATCACCAACTTTTGTCCAATAAGCGTCTTTTGAGTCATCGTAATGAGATAAGTTTCTATCATTTTTTCTTCCTTTTGGTGACCATCCACCTTTAACTTTTGACCCATCTTTATATCTTCTTCTCATTGTAACCTCATATCAGCATTGAAACTCATGCTTCTTCTTTCACCGTTACATCTAAAAGGATATA